ATTGCCATTACGGCAGCAGACTCAAATAGTCGCACAATTACTGGTCGCATTGTGACTTTCGAGGAGACTGGAACAGCCTCAATTGGCAAAGTGCAGTTTGCAAAGGGGAGCATTGAGGCAGTACCAGTGTTGCTTAATTTAGAACACGATCGCACTCGTCGTATTGGCAAGACTTTGTCAATTGAAGCAAACGAGCAAGGTATTGACGCTACTTTTAAGATCGCAAATACAACAGCTGGTACAGACGCATTAGTTGAAGCTAGTGAAGGTTTGCGAGACGGCTTCAGCGTTGAGGTTTATTTTGACGAGTACGAGACACTTAAAGACGGCACAGTGCGTATTACTAAGGGTGAAATGACTGGCGTTGCTTTGACATCAGAACCTGCAATCAGATCAGCACGCGTCAATGAGGTCGCAGCTACAACAGGTGATGAACCTGAAATTTCTGACTCAACAGTTGAGCCAGAGGAAACACCAACAACAGAAGGAGACGAAGTGGACAACACCGTCACAAACGCGGACACCGTCGAGACGGTAGAAGCTGCTCAGTCAGTAACAGCAAATGCAAAGCCAACCGTAGGCGGCTGGACATCAAAGCCACGCTTAGAGTTTACAGCGGCTAAGTATTTGGAAAACACAATTCGCGCATCACTTGGCGAGGAGTCAGCACGTCAGTATGTCCTAGCGGCAGATGACACCTCAGATAACGCAGGTCTTGTGCCTACACGTCAGTTGACAGAAGTCATCAACGGACTTGCAAACTCAACACGTTCAAGCATTGACGCAATCAGCCGTGGCGTATTGCCTGACGCTGGTATGTCTTTTGAGATACCAAAGATTACAGTTATGCCAACAGTTGCAGAAACAGCAGAGGCTGGCACACCAAGTGAAACAGATCAAAACTCAGCTTTTGTTACAGTTACAGTCAAGAAGTACGCTGGACAGCAAACATTTAGTGTTGAGTTACTAGATCGCACATCACCATTATTCTTTAACGAGCTATTGTCAAACATGTCAGCAGCTTACGCAAAGGCGACAGACACAGCAGTTCACACTGCACTTGCAACTGGCGCAACACTTGACTCAACATCACTTACAACATACCCAACGGCAACAGAATTGCTTGGTTTTGTTTCACGTGGCGCAGCATCTGTTTACGCAAATACAAACGGCTTTGCTCGTAACATTATTGCTAACACATCACAGTGGGCAAACTTAATGACACTTAATGACTCAGGTCGACCAATTTACAATGCACAACAGCCAAGCAATGCTGGCGGCGTTGTACGTCCTGACTCAATTCGTGGCAATGTTGCTGGTTTAGATTTATTTGTGACAGCAAATGTGGCAACAGCTAACAACACTGACAAAGACAATTCGATTATGATTGTCAATCCAAGTGCCTACACATGGTACGAGTCACCAACATACCGCTTGCGTGCAGACGTAATCGCATCTGGTCAAATTGCAGTATCAGTTTACGGTTACGGCGCAATTGCAACCAAGATCGGTGCAGGCGCGTTTGGTATTAACAAGACCTGATAACAACCCACTAATCATGCGGCGATTTCTCCCGAGGTCGCCGCAGCAGTCGAAAGGAAACGGACATGCCAGCCATTGTCACAGCTAGTCAGTTGCGCACGGTGCTTGGCGTGTCCGTTTCACTTTACAGCGACGCTTATTTAGACGAAATCATTAACACAAGCGAGGACGTCATTTTGCCTATGCTTGTTGCAAACGTCTCAGGCGTTGAGTCTTATAGCCTTAAAAATAACGTGGCAACATTTGTGACAGTGCGTGAGCATTATTTTGTAACAGGTCAGTCAATTATTGTCACAGGATTACCTGCACCATTTAGCGCAACATTTACAGTTGTTGACAGCGCGCCGTATTATTTCACGGCAGCACTTACAAATGCAGACGTTTTAGCTCGCCCGATCGTGCCAAATGGCAAAGCAACATTGTCAGGTTATTCAGCTGCACAGCTGTATGCCAGCACACCAGCTATTGAGTCAGCAATCCTAGCTGTCAGCGTTGAGGTGTTTCAGTCACGCGTTGCAGCTGGTGGACAGATCGAAGGCGTTGACTTTACAAGCTCGCCGTACCGTATGGGTCGCAGCTTGACTAACCGCGTCAGCACATTGCTTATGCCTTACCTGGACGCTGAGACAGTGTGCCAATAAATGCCAGCCAATTCAATTGCCGAGACACGATCAGCCTTAGCGACAGCCTTTAGCGCGCTATCTGCCAACGTTTACCCAAGCGTGCCAGAGTCACCAATACCACCTGCCATTGTTGTCGTACCTGACAGTCCTTACATGGAAGTCGTCTTAATCGGCAAATCACAAACACAGGTAAAACTTAATTTTGCAATTACAGCAATTGTCGCGAGCAACAGCAATGCAGGTTCGCTTGACAATTTAGAAAAACTCATCATAGGAATTCTTGCGGCAATGCCCGCAGGATACGTTGTTGGCGTCATTGAAAAGCCGACAGTATTGGAAGTAGGACAATCTCCAATGCTGGTTGCTGACATAAACGTTTCGACGTACTACACACAAACAAACTAAGGAGATAACGTGCCAACAACGATCATCACGGGTCGCGATTTAACTTTGACGATCGCGACCGTTAACTACGACGCTCAGGCGATAAGCGCGACACTAACTAACTCGCCAACAATTGAAACTTATCAAACACTTGACGGCAAGGCATACAAGCGCATTGACGATCAGTGGACATTTGACGTGGAAATGCTTGCAGACTGGGGTGCAACATCATCATTATGTGAGGCACTATGGGCAGCAGCAGAGTCAGCACCAAACACAGCTTTGGCTGTATCCTTGACCGCAGCAACAGGTGCAGTTTTTGCCTTTACTGTTATGCCAATTTATCCAAGCGTAGGCGGCGCAGCACCTGACGCACAAATGGTTTCTATGTCATTCGTTGTTGTTAACGCAGTGACTGAGACATTTAGTTAAAAACTACTAATCGGGAGACAAAATGAAACTACCAATCACAATCGAATACAACAACGGCGACCAAATTACCTATACGGCAGCACCGCCAGAATGGGTCAAATGGGAAAAAATGTCAGGCAATACAATTAGCCAGGCACAAGAAAAGATTGGAATTTCTGATCTTGTTTTTCTTGCTTATCACGCCATGAAACGAGAAGCTGCTGGTAAGCCAGTCAAGCCAATTGAAGCATGGACTGAGACAATCGCTGAGGTTGTAGTCGGTGAGGCAAACCCAAAAGTTACGCAGTCGGAAGCCTTAGCAGAATAGTTTGGGAGGTAGCCTTAGCAACAGGGTTACCCCCAAACGTTTTTGAGACAGCAGAGGACATTTTAACCGTGATAGAGATTTTGGAAAGGCGCGCAAATGGCTAAGGACGCAATTAGTTATGACAAGGCTGAGCTACGCGCAATCATTAAATCTTTTAAGGCAATGGACGAGGAAGCACTCGCACAAGCCAAAGAGGCTACAAGCGAATTGGCAGAATACGTTAAAGGACAGATCGTGTCAGCTGCAGCGTCGCGCACACGCAATCGGTTAGATAACAGAGTTGCAGAAGGTGCAAAGGTTTCTAAGTCGTCAAAGATCGGTGAGATTAGTTTTGGTTTTGCTGGACAGAAGTTAAGCGGCGGCGGCACAACACAGCAGTTATGGGGCGGCGTTGAGTTTGGCTCAAATAAGTATAAGCAATTCCCAGTGTGGTCAGGTCGTGAGGGTCGAGGTTCACGCGGTTGGTTTATTTACCCAACACTGCGTGCAGCACAACCTGAGATCATCAAGAAATGGGAACAAAGTTTTGCAAAGATAGTTAGGAAGTATGACTAATGGCTGGTAGTCGTACACTTAAACTTTCGATACTTGGCGACGTTGACAATCTCAATAAATCGCTCAAAACAGCCACAGGCGACGTCGACTCATTTGGTGACAGAGTTGGCAAAGCTGGCGTAGCAATTGGAAAAGCATTTGCCGCAGCTGCTGCCGCTGCTGGTGCAGCCGCAATCGCTATTGGTATTGACAGTGTCAAGGCTGCAATCGAGGACGAGAAAGCACAAACGCAGCTTGCACTTGCTTTAGAAAATGCGACTGGTGCAACAAAAGGTCAAATCGCTGCTACTGAGCAAGCAATCTTGCAAATGTCATTGGCAACAGGTGTTGCAGATGATGAGCTACGACCTGCACTTAGTCGCTTGGTTAGATCAACAGGCGACACAGCAAAGGCACAAGATTTACTTGCTACAGCTTTGGACATTGCCGCAGCTACAGGCAAACCTGTTGAAGCGGTAGCAAACAGTCTCGCAAAAGCCTATGACGGCAACACAACGGCACTTGGCAAATTAGGTGTTGGACTATCTGCTGCTGAATTAAAAACAATGTCATTTGAGCAAGTACAAGGCAGATTAACAGACTTGTTTGGTGGTGCGGCAGCTGCAAACGCTGGCACATACGCTGGTCAGATCGCACGCGTACAGGTTGCATTTAACGAAGCAAAAGAAGCAATAGGCACAGCATTATTGCCAATCTTAGGCAAGCTATTGGATTTTATTAACACAGCTGCATTGCCAGCAATTAACGCATTAAGCGGTTCTTTCAGCCTTACAAGCGGCGACGGTTTTGGCAAGATTATTAGCGACGTTGCTGGTGTAATTAAAGACTTAGTCACACCAATTTTTAACGCAATGAAATCAACCTTTGACAAAGTCAAGGCAACCATTAAAGAAAACAAAGACGAGTTTGCAGCATTTTTTGAGGTTATCAAATTTGCTGCACCAATTATTGGCAAGGTTATCGGGACAGCATTTAGTCTCATTGGAGACATTGCAAATGTAGTCTTAAACATTATGGCAAACGTTGTTGGTGCATTGAAAGGTCTAATTAACACAGCAATTGACTTGATTAACATTGCAATTAAAGGTTTTAATTTAATTAAGCCAGGTGCAGACATTGCGCCAGTTGCCAAGATAGGTGCAGGGTCGACATCAACAGGTGCGCTTGGCAATTTCAGCATGTCCACAGGGTCAACTTCATCTATTCCAACGGTGACTGTTCCAACAGGTATCACTGGGGGCGTAGGTACAGGCGGTACGAGTGGTGGAGGTATTGCAACCGCAGCTGCCGTCGCAGCAACAGCTGCCAATAATGTCGTTGCAGGTTCATTCAACGCTGGCAGTTTTAGAACCGCTGAAGCAGCCAGCATGGGCACAACCATTAACCTAACAGTGACTGGTGCGTTTGATAAAGAAGGCACAGCACGCACAATTGTTGATACCTTAAATAACAGCTTCTATCGCGGCACAGGCGGCGCAACTAACCTGCAACTAGCATGACGCAGTGGTCGCCAGTTTGGCTTGTTGAAATTGACGGCGTCGCTTATACAAACGCTGTTTTGGCTAACCTAACAATCAGATCAGGTCGCACAAACATTTATGAGCAGGCGCAGGCAGGCTATGTTAATTTAGAACTATTAGACGTCAATCAAGCTGTTGTGCCTGTCAAGATCAACAGCACTATTGGCGTTTCAATTAAAGACTCAACAAACACATTTGTGCCAATTTTTGGCGGCAACGTTGTTGACATTGGCTTAGAGGTGCGTGACGTAGGCAGCACAATGTTTACCCAGACTTATAGCATTACAGCACTTGGCGCATTATCTCGTTTGCCAAAATTTATTTATACTGACGCATTGCCACGCGACTTTGACGGTGATCAGATTTTTGAGGTGTTGTCACAAATTTTATTTTCAAGCTGGGCGCAAGTACCTGGTGCATTGACATGGGCAACCTACGATCCGACAGAAACTTGGGCAAACGCAGGCAATACTGGACTTGGCGAAATTGACCGCCCAGGTAATTATGACCTTGCTACTCGTAGTGGTTCATCTGACCCAATCGACGCTTATAGCCTTGTATCGTCATTAGCAACGTCTGGTCTTGGGTACATTTACGAGGACGCACAAGGACGCATTGGCTATGCCGACAGCACCCACCGCACGACTTACCTAGCAGCAAATGGCTTTGTCGATCTTGACGCCAATCAAGCCAGGGCAGCAGGTTTGCGCATTGACACACGTGTTGGCGACGTTCGCAATGCCATAACAATCAAGTACGGTGCAAACTCAACAAGTGACGTTTCAGCTAGTGATGCGACCTCAATTGCTACATACGGCAACCTTGCTCAAATCATTACAACAACCTTGCACGACTCAGCAGACGCCAGCTCACAAGCTGCCTTTTATTTAGAATTGCGAGCCAATCCTCAGCCTATTTTTAGTGCAATTACATTTGACCTGACAAACCCAGAAATTGACAACTCAGATCGCGACAACCTCATTGGCATTTTTATGGGTGAAGCGATCAACCTCGACAATCTGCCAGCAAACATGAATTCAGGCAGCTTCCAGGGGTTTGTCGAAGGCTGGTCTTTCCAAGCCTCATACAATCGTCTGTCAATAACATTGCTGTTGTCACCATTGGCTTACAGCACACAGGCAATGCGTTGGAATGACGTTCCAATTACTGAAACATGGGCAAGCGTGTCGCCTACCCTACAATGGCAGTATGCGACAATAGTCGCTTAGACAAGGAGAAAAAATGGCAAATCCAACAACTAATTATGGCTTTGTGATGCCAGCTGCAACAGACTTGGTGACTGACCTACCAGCAGACTTCGAAGTCTTTGGTCAAGCTGTTGACACTAAATTTGCAGGTCTGACGGTCAATGCACAAACTGGCGTTACTTACACGGCAGTTAAAGCGGACGGCTTGAACGCGATCGTTACAATGGACAACGCTAGTGCTAACCAGTTTAGAATTCCAACTGACGCAACATACAACTTTCCAACTGGCACAACGCTTTTGGTTTATCAAAAAGGTGCGGGCGTCACAACAATTAACGCCGTTAGTTCAGGAACAACGACAGTTTCAAGTGCTGGTGCAGTAGCAACTGCGCCTGTCTTAGCGCAATACAAATCAGCAGCCTGCATAAAGATTGCTGCAAATTCTTGGATTGTCGTTGGTGCGATTTCATAATGCAAAACACATTAGCCGCAATTATTTCGTCAGTTAGTATACCTCCGCTCAATGTCGAATACCTTGTTATTGCTGGAGGTGGATCGGGCGGCCCCCCTGCGTATTCTGGAGGCGGGGGCGCAGGAGGTTTGCTTTACAATGCTGGAATTTTACTAACAAAATCTACTAATTACACAGTTACAATAGGCGCAGGCGGCGCGGTTGCTGCTGCTAATGGTGACAATTCTGTTTTTAACACAAGCACTGCTGACGGTGGTGGTCGTGGTTCGGGTTCTACAGGTAGTGCTCAATCTGGTGGTTCGGGTGGTGGTGCTCGTTACAATTACACAACCGCAGGTGCAGCAACACAAGGCAATTCAGGCGGTGCGACTGGTTTTGGTTTTGCAGGTGGAACTGTTACAGGTTCAATTAGTAATGCTGTTGGGGCAGGCGGCGGGGGCGCGGGGGGTCTAGGTGGAAATGGTCAAACCAACGGCGCGGGTGTTGCAGGTATTGGGGGCGCGGGCAGAAGTTATTCAATTTCAGGTTCAAGTGTTGATTATGCAGGCGGCGGGGGCGCGGGTTGTGAGTCTGGCATTATTGCGGGAACGGCAACAGCTGGCGGGGGCGCGGGAGGTTCAGCATCAACAAATGGGACAAACGGAACGGCAAATCTTGGGGGAGGTGGCGGGGGTACAGGAACTGGACTTTCTGGCAACGGTGGATCAGGTGTTGTAATTCTTAGTTATCCAAGCGGTTACACAATAACAATCGGTGCTGGATTAACTGGCACGACAACAACAGTTGCTGCCAACAAGGTTACAACAATAACCGCTGGCACTGGAAATGTGAGTTGGGCATAATGGCACATTACGCATTTATTACAAACGGCATTGTTACTCAAGTAATTGCTGGTGTTGA